TCAAACTGTAAAAAGTTAGTGCCATCTATAAAGTATTGTTTATTATTCATAAAAAAGCTTTTCATATCAGCTAAAGCCACACCAGTATATAAAAGCACAGGAGCAACACCATCTGTAAATGAATAAAGCTTACTATCTGTGCTTAATATTAATTTATTTATTGTTGGATTATGAAATAAACCAAAGCAAGGTTTATCAACACCTAGTTCATTAGGTATTGCCCTTGTATAGCCTAAGAAACGTTGCAGAGTTCCAACACTATCTAATTGCATGTTAAGCATCTTAGAAGCTGAGTTATTGGCTATTAATGTGGCATCCGCTTGATAATTAACTCCTTTAAAGTTAGATATCTTTAATTGTTCTGACATGATTAACCTCCTATACTAAAGGCTCTTTGCACGCTTTGAGGTTCATATGTTTGCCTGTTTATTACCATCTTCTTTTCTGAATTGTATATATCGAGTAATAATCTTGAAGTCTCTGGTTTTTCTGATTGAAATAATAGAGCGGCTATTTTGAAGGGGCTTATATTGGCAGCTTCGTCGCATATATCTAATTCAGTTGTGTTTGGACTTGTACTTGTTAGTTTAGTTGGATATTTAAAGTAATGAATAGTATATGTTCCTGATTCCGTTGCGCTTAACTTTAATGTTTTTCTGTCTGGCCAGTTAAGAACATATATACCCTCGCAATTTTCTTTTACTATTTTGTCAATCTCCATGAAATCACTAGGCATTGTATATAAAGCTTCAACTTCTCCATGTGTTATGGTGTATGATGTAGGCATTCTAACAAGCCTACACCATTCCATTTGAAGTATATTTACTAACATAGGAATTCTATTTAGATAATCCATGTTATCGGCTTCGCCTATCAGTTGACCATCTACACTATATTCGTCGATAAGTGACAAAACCATGTCTTTGCATTCTTTAAGAGTAAACATACATTACCCTCCTATGTGATTATTATTTCTCTCATTAAAACATCATCCATTCTCTTATTTGCTGCTCTTGTTTTTTCATATGAATATTTCCATGTTTCATATATTGATTGTGGTACTTTAAAGGATTGCCCAGTAGGTATTGCATAAATAACACCATTTATCCCTACTGGGACAACTTCACCTGGATTATTAGGGTTTTCAGGTATTAATATGTCTACTTTAGGTTGTTCCTCTAGCATTTGCTTAAAAGACTTCTCAGCTTTTGCAAAAGTTTTTTCTAAGGTTGCTTCATTTATTGGTGCTTCCGTTGATGTTATCTCTTGTTCTATTGGTGTTACGTCTTGATCTATTGATGTTTGAATTGGTTCAACCTCTTTTTTATTTGTTATTTTGTTGTTATCCATTTTAATACCATCCTTTCATAATAAAAAGAGAAGGATTTTCTCCCTCTCTTAGTTTAAATTTTAGATACTAGCTGCACACTCAAATCTTACAATGGCAAGTTGTTGGAGAATTAAAGCAGTTAAGCAAGCTTTCCAACCCACTGTGTTAAATTGATTGAGAGGATCATTAATTCCACTTTCTCCTGCTTTGTGTACAATTATTTCAGGTTTTTGACTTCCTTCAATGTCTGGTACACCATAAGCGCCTTTACCAATTACTAAATTACCGAATATATCTACTCCTGCTGCTCCAAGGCCTGTGAACTTAGGTGCATTATCTGCTTCTAAGAAGTAAATTCCATACATCTTCCCTAAAGTACCTTCTTCTCTGCCTTTAGTAGAAGTGTAAGTATTTTGGTCTTTCCATTCTTGTGTTTGCATTAAGTCAGTTGCAACATCTGTGTGTATGAACCAAAGATAACCAGTACCACCGCTAGGAAGTGTTATAGGTTTAACTTTATTTCTCTTTAATGCTCTTCTAACCTTTAATATTTCTAGTGCGGAGATCTTATCTGTTCCAGTAGTTAGAATTCTTGATGCTTTATTACCTGAGTACATTACATTTGTTCCTGCAGCCATAATATCTCTAACTATAGTATCAATTGATTCTCCTGCATTTTCTCCCATGATTTCACTCATATTAAGAACAGTGTCATCAAGACCTACCATATCAATATAATCTGTGAATTTACTCCAATTACCATACTGTTTTACTGTTGCTGATACTTTAGTAACTGAAACATTGACTCCATCAGGTGTAACACCATCAGTAATAACATTTGTTGCTACTGCAAGTGAGTTCCATCTTCTCCAAGATTGAGTGTCTCCACTTTTTTTAGGGGCGCCCATTCCTTTTTCTCCATATTTAGTGAAGAATAATTCAGGTGTTAGTCTTTCAAGACATGCTCTGTTGTATACCTCTGCATTTACTTGTGGTATTTGATTATATCCTGCTGATACATTTACGATACTTTGTGTACTAGTTGGCATTTATATCATTCCTTCCGTTTTATAATTTTACTTTTTCACCACTACGCACCCTATCAAGAAGCTTGTTAAAGTCCTCCTTAGGCATATCATTTACGCTTAAGTTGTCATTTGCTGCACCTTGTCCGAGTGATCCTGTAGAAGTTGATTTATTTTTAATAATGTTATTAATAGTTTCTTGTTGTGCTTTTTTAGTAGTACCTTCCTTAATTGCTTTGAAATTATCTTTTATTGATAATAACATTGCAGTGGTAAGGTCCACTTTGAAGTTTTTTGCACTTGCTTTTATATCTTCTTGGTGCTCATTGTAATAATCTGAAAAAGTTTCATCTTTGCTAAGTGTTTCATGTTCTGCGATCATTGCAATTTGTCTTTCTAATTCTGCCTTTTGATTAGCAATTTCTTGCTTTTCTGCTTTAGTTGTGGCCACAGTATCTTCTACATCTTTTAATCTGCGAATATATTCTTCGGAAACACCTTGTCTTTCTGCATCAGCTTGAATTTGTTGTTCCCTTTCATACTCTTTAACTGCTTTATCATAGTCAGCTTTTGTATGAATACCATTAGATTCACCATAGAGCCTACTGTATTCAGCATCTATAGCTTGCTGAGTTTGAGTTTGTGCTTCAAGTTGTGCCTGTCTACGCATACTGGCATACTTTGCATTATCCTCAGCACTTTGAACTGGCTTTTCATTCTCCTGTGAGGTTGTGACTTCCTCATTAACACTTTCAGTAGATTCATTTACCTGTTCTTCATTAGAGGTTACGACTTCCTCTACTCCCTCGTTAGGGTTTAAATTTTCACCAAACATAATTAATTCCTTTCGCCTTTTCACGCATGGCTTGCGAAGATTTTAAATACAATATAAAAGCACTCACAATTAAGTAAGTGCTGAAACTAGCAATTAATGGACTTACATGAATTCCAATGCCATTATTAATTCATTTCATGTTTTACAGTGTCTAAAACTTGATTGAAATTCTCACAATCTTTATTATCACAGATTTTCACTTGAATAAAGATAACTTTGTCACTGCCTACTTGGGAACTATACTTGCCCTCCTTACACTTGAGGATTGATTGGCATTTGCTGCATGCCTCCATTCATCCCACCTCCCTGCATCTGTTGTATTTGCATCTGTAATTTTTGTATAGTACTTTGATTTTGTTCAAGAGCCTTTGTTGCTTGTACTAATTGGTCTTGTTTCTCTAATTCTTTCATTTTCTTAAACTGTTCAGCAAAAGGCATTACATTCTTAGGTGCTAACTCTGCATATTGTAAAGGTGTGATATATCCCTTATCTAAGAATTTATCTAATGTAGCAACTGCTAAGCTCTCTGAATAACTACTGCTTATACCTACATCTATTTTTAATTTCAGAGGAATATCTTTGTATTTAGTTCCAGTGAATTCTGTGCTTCCGCGGGTACCATCTTCTTTTTCAGTACCAATCATTCTAGGTAAATTAAATTTAGTTTTGAAGAACATTTCTTTTATTCTTGCAACTTGTTTCTGATAACGAATATATTTTTTTCGGTTACCATCTAAAGGTACTTTAGCCTGTCCTTGCAATGCCACTATTGCAGCAGCTGCCATATTCGCACCCATTGATTCTCCAGTTACTGATTCGCTTATACCATTAAATATACGAGTATTAGTAATCATGTTGTCTAATACTTGGAAACCTTGATTAGACATTTGAGAAGGTGCCATAGGTTTTATATTGTCACCTTGTTGGTTACTTTCATCATGTACAATTTCTCCAGGAACATTCTGCATAGGCTTTTTAAGTGCATCATACTTAACTATATATTTACTCCAGCCTGTATCTTGAACATTCATAAGTTGCATAGCACTAACAAAATTTATTGATTTCTGGTTAAAAATCATTCCCTCAGCTTCACCTATACCAAAAATACTCTTCTTACGTGTTTCCCAATTCAATACTGCTATAGGGTATGGTTCTATGTCTGTGCCATCATAATCCCACATAGCTGTTTTAGGTTTAAATAGGCATGATTTTGTAGCCTTTTGAAAATAGATTTTATTATCATCTAAATCTCTCCATAGCTTAATCCATACACTTGTTTTATCTTCACCAGTAACTTCATGCCTTGAAGCTTCGTAACTATCTTGGTTTGCTTCTTTATCAGCAACTATTAATGCAATTTGTTCAATTGGAATATCATTATCTTTTGCTTCCTTTTTAACTACATCTACCATTTCTCTAAAGTGTATTATCCAAAATGGTTGTTTATCTTTGTCACGACATTGTGGGTTACCTGGGTATGCATCAACCGGATCTACGCAAACACCATCTATATTCCCTATGAACTTTGTTTTATATCCACCCTTGTAATTACTATCCCAAAAGTAATATGAAAGTCCAGTACCTAAATCAAAAGCATTTTCTACAACTTCACTATCTAAACTTTCTTGATCTATATCCTCATTAGTTTCTATAATGGCATCATTAAACATCTTACTTGCTTCCATAGATAAATCATTACTATCAACTTGCTCTAATGGACTAAATATAATTTTGATTGTATCTGAAGAAATTGCACTTGTTTTTGTTCTCCTAGCTAGTTTTACAATGTTATGTTGTGGTTTAGGCATATTCTTATTCTTTTCTGTTTTAATCCATTGCCTGTCTTCAACAAAATCTATAGCTTCTGCCCAACTTTTCTCAAACCCCATATTAGTTTTATAATTACGCACACTTTCATATTGTTTGATTATTTTACTAACATCTTCTATTTTAGAAGTCATCTAATCACCTCCCATTCCAACTAATACCAAACTCATCAACTGTTGTTTTTTCATTTTGATTTTTTTCAAATGCTTGTTTATTTATAATCTCTTCCTCACGCTCTATAAAGGTTTTAATCGGTTTAGGCTCTACTACTAAGATATTATCTTTCTTAACCTCTAATCCATCATATAAACCTTTTCGGTAGCTTTCTAATGATTCACTGCGTAAGGTTTCTATTTTACTTGTCATGTCACTTACTTCTAATTTTAATTCATCAATATAATTCATATATTCTTCTTTTGATACTCTCATTATTTTATAGCAAAATAAAAAAGCCACAATTAAGATTGCGGTTATTAGCAAGTTATAATTCAATTATCACCACTCCATTACTTGATTTTGATTAGTAGCCTTTTCTCTAAAGAACCATGGTAATTCTTTTCTTTTAACTGTTTCAATTGATGGACTAACTCTCATGGTACAAAAACCTCTAGCAGCATCTAAAATATGTGTGAGCTCATGTGGAGTATTAGCAACATCATTTGGATCATTCTTATCTGTTTGTACTTGGGGCATACATCTAATTAAATTCTTACAACATGGAAATATTCTTAAAGGTGCTTCTTGCTTCTCAATTCCAGTTTGTTCATCTTTAACTGTAGAAGGTTTAAGCCACTCTTTTACATTAAACCACCCTTGGACTCTGTTATTATTTGATTTAATAAATCGTAAGCCATGTTCATAAAATATATCAAGTGCCGACTTCCCGGTTTCTTGACGTCGATTATCTAAGTCTGGTGGAGCATAATAAATATCTATTTTATCATTGCCATTAACTTGTTTAATTCTTTTCGCTGCATCTGAAATAATAAGATCCTTTTCATATAACTCTTTATAAACATAAGCATTGTTGTGGCTATCTACTGCAAACCACAAAGCAGCTAACATATCTAAGCCATAATCTATGCTAACGTATCTTTTCCAGTAGTCAGGTATACTTATGGGATTTACAACATGTATATCAGATCTAAATTCTTTAAAGTAATTACCGCCAGTAATTCCCCAATGGCCTAATGCATATACCATATAAAAGTAAGGGTCCGTATCTTTAAATTCCTCTAGCACTTGTTTAGCTTCATCATCAAGAAATCTATTATCTTTATAAGTAGTTTCAATAACTGTAGCATTTTCTTTTCTATTATCGAAAAATTCATTCTTAAGCCAATGAGTTATATAAGTCGGGTTAAAAGTAATAAACATTTGCTTTGGATGATTAGATCTTCCTCTTAAACGAATATTTAATTGCCTATATTGTTCAACTTCTAATTCATTAGCTTCCTCAATCCATACATCAGTAATACTATTTATAGATTTAATTTTCTCAGCATCATCAAGGCCCCTTAATATAAACCTATTACCATTAATGCATTCTATGGACATATCTGATTTATTAATAGTAAACAATGCATTACAACCATATAAGTCAATAACCTCTTTAAGTAAACTAAAACAACTCTCACGCAACGTATTAGCAACTTTACGGATAACTAGTATATTATGTCCTTCTTCTGCAATCATTCTATATACAAGTAGTTGAGCAACTCCATAAGACTTCCCAGAACCACCACCGCCCTTGCAAACTATATATCTGTTTCTATCATTCCACATTAATTGAATCCAGCGGTTCGTCATTTCTGTAAGTCTGCTAAAATCTATATTGTACACTCAATCACTTCCTTTGCATTAAAAAACACCTACAATTAAGCAAGTGTTAAATATCTGTTGGTTCGTATTTATTTTTATTTTGGTTCCAATTACACCTCTCACAAACTCTATCTCCATTTTCATATAACTCGACTCTCATTCTCCCACAGTTATTGCAAGCATCTTCTGTGTAACCTATTAGTTCACCCTTGTCATCCATTTGAGACACCCTTTCTTTCTTGGATTTTGGAATTTTGAAAAACTGAAAAACGAATTTTGGAATTCTGAAAAATGAAAGTTGTGAAAGAATAGGCTATGAATGCAAGGGGGTGGGGGTCGTCGAGGGGTACCTCTTCCCCTAAACTACTTTATACCCACGATATACACAAATAACCTTTAAACCCCTGTATCCTCAATATTTTACGCATATATTTAAACGCAAACTAAAACTAAAACACATGAGCTACCTTGTGCCATCACATAGTAGACAGAACAGCTGCTTGAGTGCCAACACTATACAATGGACATTACATGATTGGTGTTGGTGCTAGGTATGCAATGCATATTTAAGTATGAACAAACTGTAAATGTCGTGAAATATTTATTTCTCGACATTATATCATTAACGCTACAATCACCCAAAATCTTATTAAATGAGCAATAGCCACAATGTTACTTAGCTTTTATTCATTGAATGGCATAACGTATACGACATTTAACACGAAATACACTTTATGCAGTGGGTTTATGCACTATTTATGGCTTTATGCATATAATTTGTGTGTAATAAGCTCCAGTATTATTCTTCAAACTTTGGTGGAGCAACTGCTATTGTATTGATATTGGCATTGATATCAGCTACGATCTCCTGTTTATCTACCCACCCATAGTTATTCTTTAAGTTGAACATAATGCCTGATGCTATCTTTGGTTGCCATAGGCTCTCTTCAGCAAAGTTTTGGATTATTAGCTTAGTCTTGCGTATTGTACCGAAATACTCTTCTTTATTACCATAATTTAATAATGTATCTCTATCACAATCAAGTGCAACAGCCAATCCAGTAATAGTTAAAGGTCTTATATTCTGTTGATACTCTTTGCCATTAGTAATATAGCAACTCTCAAAGTATTTATCTATTTTACATTGGAGTTCTTCCACTGTTTTGAACTTTAATGCTCTTCCGCCTTTATTATCTTTAGCATATTGATTCCCTTTTGGTGCTGGCATAATTATCAGCTCCTTTCTTTTAATATAAAAAAGGCACCGAAACCCATTAGATTTCTAGTGCCTTTTATTTCTTGTTAATTTTTACTAATATCATAATATCACATTTAATGCCCTCATTACTGTCAACTTTCAATATTTGTATATTTATTTTTCTATCCTTAATCCTCTTTCTATAGCAAATATGTCTCT